ATAGGGGGTGAAATTAAGCTTGTAGATTATGACCCTGAAGACTCTGTTAGAATGGGTTTGACTGCTTTACCCGATGCGGCTGCAGATGCGGCCGGAGGGTTGGCAATTTCAGACGCTGGAAATCTAGACCTTGACGCTTTGGCCGTGAACACAGATTTAAGTTTAATAGCAACAGGCACAGCACAAGCGGCAACAAACACAACGCTACAACTTTCCGCAGCAGAAAATTTTGCTGATGATTTAATTATCGGTTCAACAGTTGTTATTATTAGTGGAGCAACAGGCACCGGTCAGTCTCGAATTATTACTGGCTACGCGGGCGCAACAGATACCGCTACAGTCGATGCCTGGACAATTACACCAACAGGAACTATTAATTACGCTATCTTTGCGACGCCGCCAGCTTCAACAGCAAGCCCCGCGCCGGTTAATGTCATTCAATGGCTAAGCACAGCGCCGGCAGCGCCTAACATAGCAGGTATTCCAAAAGTAGACTCACTACATATAAACGGTGGACGGGTTTATGGTAACGGAACCAATATTCCGTGGGGGGCAGAATAAATGGGGGCGTGGGCGACTGGCGCTTGGGCTACTGGCGCATGGGCTAGTGGTGCATGGGAAGAAGATTTAGTTTTATCTGTTCAATCAGTATCACAAAGTAACGCCATAACAGCGCCGGCATTTATTCAGCACTATTCGTTAGTTGCAAATAACTTAAATCAAAGCCAACAAATAGAAAGCGCACTTTTAGAAGTTTCAGGATCATTAGCGGTTAGCTCTATAAATCAATCTGCCATTATTGAACAGCCCCTTTTAAACCAGATAAACGCTTTAATATCACAAAACATACAACAACAACAAACAGCAGAAGCACCGATTTTATCTATATTAGGTCAGTTGTTGCCCGCAGGAATAACGCAATCTCAATTATTGCAAGCAGCACTATTAACGCAACACAATCAGCTTTTATGCAATGACCTTATACAAGCCTCAAGCCTTGAAAATATAACTTTAGATATTGGCCAGAATTTAACGTCATTAGGCATAAATCAAGGGCAAATAGCGGAAAGCCCAAGTCTAAGTGCACTTAACATGATTTCAGTAGATTCAATCACCCAGGCTCAACTAATCGATGCTGTAAATTTTGGCGGTGCAATTATTGGATACTTAAATGGCAGGATAATCATTTTCAGTTCAATAAATGGCGCACCCGCAATCAATTAAAAACTAACCTGATACATGCAAAAAACTACTTTTCATTGAGGCTTTAAAAAATGGCTAAGTTTATCCCGGATGCATTAATAGATTTACAACTCGACGTGAATGCAGGCGACAATGTACACGTCTGCTCGGCTCAACCTACCACCTATGCCGAAGCGGCGACGACCTACAATCTAGCGACTCAAGCTGTAACGGGCGCTAATTATACGAAGGCGAACGGCGACACAAACGGCAGGAAAAACACGGTAGCAGCACCGGCGGGTACCAGCATCGACTCGACAGGAACGGCTAACCATGTTGCGGTAACCAACGGCACCGAATTGCGCTTAGTAACGCTTTGCACAGATCAAGCACTGACAAGCGGAGGAACTGTCGATATAGGCGCTTTCGCTCATGAAATTTCTGACGCCTCTTAAGGATTATAACCAATGACAAGCGACACAAACAAAAAGCGAATTGAAGTCACAGAGGAAACCGGCATTAAATTTGGGCGCACGTCTTTAGCGTTTGAAGATGTTGTTTCTATTGATACAGAGCTCGCAAATACCTTTATTAGTTATGGTTGGGCTAAGTGCGTAGGGACTGGCGAACAAGGCGAACGCAAGCCCGGCGCGGTTAAAATCGAAGTTGAATCAGTCGTTCAGAAGTTGGCGAGCTTATGACAGCGAAGCATTATATTTATCTAGCCAACTCCACGACAGTTAAGCTTGAAGGTTTAGAAAGCTCTGTAGATGCTAGTTATGTAAATGATGCAACGGTAGAAATGACAATCAAAGACGCGCAAGGCAATAACGTGGCGGGTGAGACTTGGCCGCTATCAATGGTCTATGTGACAGCCAGCAATGGCAACTACTTAGGGGAAGTATCACACGCCTTAGCTTTAGTAGATGGCGCGGAGTATAGCGCAAGCATTACGGCCACGGTCCCGGGCGGCTCTAGGGCGGAATGGGTTGAACCATTGGCCGCGCTCATTCGGACAAGAGAAACACAGGCGCTCAAGTGGTGGCCGAAATAAAAAGGTACTCCCGAGGGGGGTGCCCCACTAAGGGTGCGCAGATGCTCGGCTTTTCACTTCATATGAGATTTTTACAGAGCAAGGTTGTTGTTTAAATGTCGTTTATTCCCGTAGCTGATAAAATCGCCCTCGGATGGATCAATAAAACCGGCATGTCTGCCAGCCTCGGTATTAGCGTTCAAGCCTTTGATAAATGGGGGGTTCAGCCAGTCGCCCGCGTTGGTCGATCTGTCTATTTTACTGCCTATGATGTAATGAATAATCGAAAGCAAAAGGATGCAGCAAAGCAACAACCAACGCATGAAGAAGAAGAAGATTTTAGCGAAGGTCTTGAGTTTGAACGTTATCGCTTAACAAAAGCACAAGCCGACAACATGGAAATTAAGAACGAAATAGCCAAAGGACAAACGGCACCTATTGAGATTATACAATTAGTGCTTTCCAGAATATCAGGAGAGGCGGCGGCGGAGCTTGACAGCATACCGTTAAATTTAAAGCGCAAGCACCCAGATATAAGCAATCAACTAATCGAAGATGTAAAACGGCATTGTGTGAAAGCTCAGAACGCTATTGCTGAATGCGGTGAAGTTTTGGATGGAGTATTAGATGACTTTCTTACTGACTCAGACACAGCTTAAAAATATAAAGAAAGCTGTTCGACAGGGTACTAGGTCATTTATTCGCCCTGAACCTATGGGGCTTGCAGCTTGGGCCGACGAAAATTTTTATCTCAGCACTGAATCATCTTATGCGCCGGGGCGCTGGCATTCGTTAGAGTTTCAAGTTGCGATACTAAACGCCATTGGCCATGACGACATAAGAACAGTCAACTTTATAAAGTCGGCGCGCGTTGGCTATTCGCAAATGATACGTGCGGCGGTTGGTTACTTCGCAGAACACAAAACAAGAAACCAGCTTTTGTTTCAACCAACAGACGCGGCGGCGGCGGGCTTTATGAAAGCCCACTTAGAAACAATGATTCGAGATGTGCCGGTGGTTAAGGCTTTAGCTCCTTGGATCGGAAAGAAGCATAGAGACAATACTCTAGACACAAAACGCTTTAGCAACGGCAAACAGTTGTGGTGTTTCGGCGGTGCGGCCGCAAAGAACTACAGAGAAAAGTCTGTTGATGTTGTTTACTACGATGAGCTAGCAGGCTTTGACGCAGATATAGAAAAAGAAGGATCGCCAACTTCTCTCGGCGATAAAAGGATTGAAGGATCAGTTTTCCCTAAATCGGTCAGAGGCTCAACCCCCAAAATTCTAGGCGCTTGCCAAATATCTAAAGCGGCGGCAGAGGCAGACTTTACTTTAAGTTTTCATATTCCTTGCCCGCATTGCGACCACTTCCAAGTTTTAGAGTGGGGCGGCAAAGATTGCAATCACGGGTTTAAGTGGTTTGATGACAATCCAAAAACAGTCAGGTATGGCTGCATTAAATGCGGGGCGTTATCCGAGCAGCGCGACTTGATGCCCACTTTTAAAAAAGGCGTTTGGCGCTTTGAAGAGTTTTGGACAAAAGACGGTTTAACGTATTACGAAGGGAATAAAAAGATCGACCCGCCTGAAGCGGTAACGTTTCATATTTGGACGGCTTATAGCCCTTTTACAACTTGGGTACGAATCGTTCAAGATTTTATGAAAGCCAAGCAAGATCAAATCGCGCTTAAGTCTTTTATTAATACAACGCTCGGCGAATGTTGGGACGATACAGAAGGTGACAAGCTAGAGCCAAACGCGCTGTATTTAAGAAGAGAATTTTATACCCATCAAGTCCCGATTGAAAATTGCATTATTACGGCAGCGGTGGACGTTCAGGACGACAGATTAGAAATTGAAGTTGAAGCTTGGACAAAAGGCGAAGAACAGTATTCGATATCTTATGATCGACTATACGGCGATTTATCACGCTCTGAAATATGGGAAGCGCTCGCGAGGCATTTAAGGCAGCAATACAAAACCCCGAGCGGCGCACTATTAGACATTAGAATAGCTTTGATAGATTCGGGAGGACATTACACGGATGAA